ACACCAATTTTGATACAAAGCGTATCGGGATTGGTGTCCGTTTTCTTTATCCGAAAGTCTTTATTTAATGGGATTTATCGATACAATTTAACGAAAGAAGGCTCTGCGGGGACAGAAAAACTGTCACCGCAGAGCCTTTTCTATTTTTTACCTTTATACTATTTAACGAAAGGTCGTGAGGGTGTGCATTTTCGGCAAAGGGGTGTGCATATTTTAATTATTCCTAAAATTAACAAAAAGCCGCAGAAAGCCGACCTTTGACCTGTAATAAGCAAACCACTATACCGTCCCGGTTGCAATCTGCTCGAAAATATGATATAATAACCTCAGACATAAAATCCGCCGAAAGCGGATTTTGCCGTGCTTTGCACGGCTTGCGGAGCACCGCAAGTCTGAGAACATTTTTCCGTCAAATCCTTTTGTCTGTTGACAAAAGCACGGCGTTCCGCCGTGTCGGCTGACGCCGATTTGATTTGTGGTATAATAACATATAATAATTCCGAATTTGCAGGTGAGAAGATGGACGCATACCGTATCGCAATTTGCGATGACGATGATATAATACGAGAAAATTTATGTTCTCTTTGTAGTGATATTTTAACTGATGACAGTGTTGAATATGAGCTTGAGCCTTTTTGTTCGGCTCAAGAGCTTGAAAAACGGCTTAACAGCGAAAACTGCCCCTTTGACCTGCTGATATTGGATATTCAGATGGACGGCATGACGGGTATGGAACTTGCCCGTTCTTTAAGAGAAAAAGGTAATCGGGTGTCAATCATTTTTGTGACAGCGTGTGAGGATTATCTTAGCGAAGGATACGGCGTTCAACCTATTCATTTTCTCTTAAAGCCTGTACGGCGGGAAGCACTGGCAAGTGCGATCCACACTGATCTGAAGCTGAATTACATACCGAAAACCGTTGTGGTTCACATCGGAAATAAACTGGTGCATTTATCTTTTTCGGACATACGATATGTCGAGAGCTATAATCACAGCATAGTAATCCACCAAAGTACAGGTAACAGCACCTATTATTTTTCGCTTTCGGATTTTGAAAAACAACTTCCTGCGGGGCAATTTGCCCGCTGTCATAACAGCTATCTTGTGAATTTGAATGAGGTGCGTGAGATCGGTAGAACGGAGCTTTCTCTGAAAAGCGGCGAAACGCTCCCGGTGGGAAGAGCCTATTACAAAGCCTTTCAAAGCGCATTTGTGCGATATATAAATCAATAACAAAGAGGTCACCGCTTATATTCGGCGGTGACCTCTTAATATTTATTTTTTAGGCAGCTTAAGCGCTGTCTGCACGGTGAAGATCCGATCCTCCGAAGTGAAAATATCCAGTATGCTGTGGTAACGCACGGCGACGGTGTTCATCAGCTTTAAGCCGAAGCCGTGGGTTTCGGCGTCATTTTTGGTTGTGAGATAGTTGCCGTCCGCGTCCTGTCTGTGCTTGCCGGAATATGAATTCTCACACTTTACAGCAAGAAAGCCGTTCTTTGTTTCAATTTGAAAGCGGACAAACCGTTTTCCGTCGGTAACCTCCGCGGTGGCTTCCAACGCATTATCAAGCATATTCATCAAAAGCTCGCATAAATCGCTTTCGGCAACAGTCAGCTGCGGCGGAACAGAAACGAGCACATCAAATCTGATGTCGGACTGTGCCGCACGGTAAGCGGCGTCCTGCAAAATCGTATTGACCGTGAAATTTTCGGTAAACTGCGTTTGTGCCAAATGATCGTTTTGCTGTTTTATATCTCCAATCAGCTGTCCCAGCGTCTTATAATCGCCCTTCTGATACAGTGCGTCAAGGGCGATTATTTTATGCTTCATTTCATGGCGAATGGCGGCGCTGTCGGTCACCTTGCTTTCTATCGCATGATAGCTGTTCATGATAAGCTCGTTGCGCAGACGGAGCGTTTTGGCTTCCATCTGCTGCGAAATGATCGAACGTGTTACGGCATAGGCGGAGATGACCGCACATACGGCGACTGTCCAGACGGTGATCCAATACAGAAGCCCTGAATAATCATAAAACTCCGTGACATCTGAGATCAGCCTGCCGATATATTTTGAAAGGCGGCTGTTTGTGAAAAACGATACCATGTATGCGACAGCCAATGTAACGGCACTTACGGCGGCGGAAACCCCAAAGTATTTCCAGAATTTACGTTGTCTGTTCATCACAAGATATACTATCAAAAGCACAAGCAACAGAATGCCTATTTCCTGCCGATTAAGGAAATCGACCAATCCGTCATCGAGAAAATGATGTCCCATTCCTTTGGTGATCCATTGCATAGTAAGCCCCACAGAGGCGAGGAAAAGCGGTATCAGACTCCAATCAGCATTTTTGCGCGCAATTCCCAAAAGAAACAGACCTGCGATCATCAGCGATATGAAAGCGGTCGCACCTGCTGGAATGCTGTAATAATTCGCATAGGCGTAGCTTTCGATTTCTTCCGCATCTACAGGAACAAAGCGAGGAAAAGGCGGGAAAACAATGCTTGTCGTGTCGGTCACCGTGCCGATAACGGTAAGCTTACATTCGGTATTAAGCGGCAGCGGAATAATCGCCTGGGCCTGCCCTGCCGCTCCCTCAGGCACAAGGGTATCGGACTGCCACACCGCTTTTTCGTCTATGCTGACAGTCAGATCCATTCCTGCCGTTTCAAATACCAGATTACCGTATTTGCCGCTTGCAGGAATGACTGTTTCAAGCCGAAATCTGTCACCTATTTCGGGTGGTACGGAATAATCAAGCTCGGTGAGCGAATCGTCCTGTCCGATTTTGACGGCAGTTTGCCAGTCTATATATTGTATAGATGTATCAAGCTTAGTGAAATTCTGCAAAAACCATATCATTCCGATGCAAAGGATCGGAAACAGTGCTGTGCATATCCACCGTAAAGATTTTTGTATATTGCTCTCCATTATGACGAGAAACCTCCCGTTTGCAGTAAAATTTGTTGTGCCGATTGTCCGTATACTTATTTTACATTAAAATCCGTCGTTTGACAAGCGATATTTTGTCTGTGTAATTCTCTGCGACGTAAACGACAACAATACAGCGTAAACGACACGCCCGAAATCTCCGCATTATGATATAATATTTAATAAGAGCTATATGACTCAATTTTTTATTTTCTATTCTGCCGCTGTATGCGGTAAACCCGATTTTGAAGGAGTATGAACTATGAACAAGAAATTCATTTTTCGACGAGCGATAAGTGCGGTACTGGCTGTTGCGATGATAGCCGCAAGTCTGCCGTTTTCGTCATTTGCCGAGGACGGCTCTGACAGTCCGACCTTTTCATCTGATGCGGCAAATTCACTGATGAAAAACACCGTCCCCGCGGGGTACGACAAGACGACCAACCCCTACGGATACGATGTTGACCGCCCGTTTGCGATGGTGGAGCAAAACGAGCTTTTTTATTTGCAAACCACCGCATCATCGGTCAACGGAAAAATTGCCGATGTGGGAACGGCGGAAAGCCTGCTAAGCTTTATATCAAATAACAACACCGCATCGGACGGCTCTCTGCCGGACTTGAGCTTGTCTAGTAGTATTCAACAGCTTTCGTTTATACAGTCGGTAGCATTTGACCCTACAGGTTCTGGAAGAAAAGACTATGTTGTCTATGTCGGGGTTCACAGAACACGCAAACAAGTTTATGCCATTTTGTCCAATACCGTAACGGGTAAGCAGTGCGGCACCTATATTATTAATTTTCCCCTCGACTGGATCGCAGATTCCGACGGAGACTTTCAGGTCAACGGCTATGAGACAAACGCACTTCTTGATGTCGTCGCCGGCGACTTCGATAATGATGGCAAGGAAACCGTTATTGTCTATGTACCCGGCACAAAAAAGTCGGCAACACGGGTTACTACCGACCTTTACCAAGATATAAATAATGTCGGTAGTCTCCTCTGGGAATTGCGTTACGATGCTGACGGCAATAAGTTGACTAGTAATCACAATAATACAACCACAGGTGATGGCAGATCTTTGGGCTATGACCTGCTTCACGACCTCTATATTGAGACATACCAAAGCGGAAAATGGGTAAAAGGTGCAAGAAACGACAGCATCGGCGGCTCAAAACAAGATACATTGTATAACGCCATGCACAAGCTGAGCGTAAAAATGGTGGTCGGTGATTTCAACGGCGACAATATAGATGACCTTGCCGTGCTTTCGTATTTCCATGTAAACTGCATAACGAGCGACAACAAAAATGTATACCGCCCGCAGGTAAAAATTAAATACGGCGGCACTATGCCGAAGGAAGGCTCTTTTATCGATCAGAAAGCAGATGAATCTTTCTATGTCTGCCCCGAGGGCAAGCTCTCCGATGGAGAAGTACAGTCGTCAAGTAGTATGAACGCCTGCAATATAACGGCAGGTGACATCAACAATGACGGTTACGACGACCTTGTTGTTGCAGGTATTAAGGCTGAAATCGAAGGTTACGGTGAAACAGATGAAAGCTATCTTGCCTATACAACGCTTCTGAACAACAAAAACAATGGCTTTATTCAATCTGATTACAAAACCATGTCAACAAACGAGTGGACATATAAAAGCACCGATGGTGAAGACATTGTTTCTCCTTTAGCGGTGGAGGCGGTTGCTTATAACGGAGCCAGTGCCGCAGATTTTATCTTTATCAACGGCACGCTGTATACATACAACACCGCTACCGGCGAATTAAACACGGTTGCCTCCCAGGGCTATAAAATGAGCGGCTTTCAATTTGACGGTGCGCTCGGCGGGCACGAAGAATTCATCCGCTCGGTTGCTGTAGGTAATTTTGACGGCAACAATGCCGGCAGAGAGCAAATCGTATTTGTGACTTCCTGCCGGGACGGAGACGATACTTATTCTTTTAAAAAAGGTTTGATTTCCGCCACTTATAACGATACTGCCGCCGATTACGGCGCGGCTACCGGCTTTAAAACAACACTCTCCGATTGGGGTCCGAACAAAGCAGACGGCGGTTATAAGGGCGGCGGTGCACAGGTACTGCTGACTGCCTGCGACCGTGACCAGGACGGCGTTATCGCACGATATAAGGGCGTGAGCTACGCCTACAGCGACCCCGAGGTCAAGGCAGTTATGCAGGCGGCGCCCTACTTTGCGGCACTGGGCGATTCGGCAAATAACGAGACCGACTATACCATAACCGAAAGCTACGAGTTGGAGCAGTCCTCTTCAAAAAATGTTTCCTACAGCGTGGGTATGTCCTACAGCTACGGCGGACTGTTTGCGCCTTTTGAGTTAGAGATCTCTGCCGGCTATTCTCTTGAATGGAGCAAGAGCTTTTCCGAAGCACTTGAAACCGAATACGCCATGACCGTCAAGGCACAGGCATATAACACGGCACTGGTTGCAAGAACGCCGGTATTTGTCTACTGCTATGAGGTGCTGGACAAAAACGGCGCGTGGTCGGACGAGACGGCAATAAGCCTGTCTATCCCACAGCAGCCGGTGTATCAGCAGATGAGCATTGACGACTACAACAGCTTTGCTGAAGAATACAACTCCTATATGGAGAAAAAGGGCAATCGCGCCATCACCAAGGAGTCGGATAAGACCTCCAAAGATGAAGCCTGCTACTACCGTCTTGAAAAAATCAACGAAGCGGAAAACTGGCTGGACGGCAACGAGGGCAACCCTTATATGTACAATCAGCTGGGCTGGGGCGCATACAGTGCACTCGGCGCTCAGCAGCTCAGCCAGAACACTATCCGTCTGGGCTATGCGGGAGGTCTGAATGAGGTTTCCTATTCAAAGAGCAATATCAAATCGGTTTCTGAGGAGATTTCTCACGGATTTTACTTCAACTTCTCCATCAGCTTCGGCGTGTTCGGAGATGGCATACTGTTCTCGCACGATATAGGCTTTGAAACCAGTCTGAGCTATAGCAACGGTTCGGGCGTTTCGACCACGAAAACCTCCTCGCAGGGTTGCATCGGTGCGGTAAACGATATTGACGGTCCGACACTTGCCGAGGAAGGAATCCCCGCAAGCATTTACACGCAGTATACCTTTGACTGGACGCTGGGGCAGTGGTTCAGACACCTCTATGGTGAGGAAGGCAACAAGACTGTCTTTATCGGCTACAGCCTGTCAAATGTCAGCACACCCGCTCCTGCGGTAGATGATCTGGAGGCTGAACTGTTCGCAGATGATGCGGTTCGCCTTACCTGGTCTCAGCCCGACAAGACTCCGGGCTGGCCGGAGGTGGAGGGCTACTATGTGTACAGCGTGGAAAACGGCGAGTATACGAAAATTTCCGATCTGCTCTCCGCCGACACGACCTCCTATGACATTGAAAACATAAAAACCAACACCGACTTTAGCTTTGTTGTTACCTCCGTTTGCAAGATGGACGGCAAAGAAAAGGAGAGCGCATGGTCGAATATTGCCGAGGTCACCACGGCAAAGAGAGATTATAAGGTAAACTACTCGGTGGATAACAAAAATGCCGCCGACATCAAGGTGCGCCATCTCGGTAATGTTGAGATCAAGTCGGGAGATGAGATAAGCGAGAGCGAGATCATCAAGGTAAAGGTTACTCCGAAAAGCGGACAGTATGAGCTTGTGTCCCTGACCCTCGACAACGGCGGAGAATCAATGATATTCACGCCGGAAGCAGACGGAACTATTGAATGTGCCTTTACCCTGAACGGTGAAGCCAATATGCGTGTTTCCACCAAGCGAGCAATAAATTCCGCTCAGATCACATTTACCGATACCTACACGGCAGACGGCACGGTGATTGGTACGGTCAGCGTGGCGGTGGGCGATGTTCCTCTGAATGCCCCCGGCGGCACGGTTACCGATAATGTGACCTTTACCGCCGTACCCGGCAAGGGCTACGGACTGAAATCATGGAAAATTACCGACGCAAGTGGCACCACCGAAACTATAGACGCGGCAGGCTCTAACAGCTATACATTGGGGCTTGCTTCCGAAAAATACACAGTCGAGGCAGAATTCGTAAGTCTTTCTGAAATCGGCAGGCTTGTAAAGGTCAATCTCCCGGCAGAGGGCGGTACGGTGGAAATCACCGATGCAAACGGCGACAGCGTTACTCTGAATGAGAATAACAGCGTGTATGTTCCTGTAAATTCCAAGCTGACCTTCACCGTCATGACGGACGCGGGCTGCAAGTTCCGCGCATGGACGGATGACGCCGAGGGACAAAGCGGCGAAAGCTTCACTATGACTATTACAAAGGACACTGAGATCGGTGCAGAATTTGATGTTCCTGTTCGTTTAAAGCTGACCTATTCTGCCGCAAGCGGTGAACAGACCGGTGCCGTGGTGACCAAGCAGGGTTATCAGTCGGGTACGGGTGTTATTGTCGGCACAAAAATTGTTCTTACCGCACAGGCGGCAGAAAATTACAGAGTGCAGAAGCTCGTCATTACCCGTGACGACAAGGTCGACACCGTAACAACCGATGATAAGCTGTACAGTCAGTACGATTATGAAATCGTTATGGATACCAAAACCGACATTCAGGTGTATTTCACCGAAATCGAGCAATATACGGTTACAGTAGACAGCATCGAAAATGCCGATATGACTGTTAAAAACGGAAACGAAGATTTTGTAAGTGGTAATACCGTTCGCTACGCAGATGAGATCACCGTTACAGTCAAGCCGAATGAAAACTACCGCCTTGCGGACGCGGCTTCTTGGATCGACAACGGCGACGGCAGCTATACCTATAAAACCGGCGCAATCAAGGCGGATACCAATATCTTGGTGAAAATCGAGGAGATACCGGAATATACGGTCACATTCCCCACAACTATTGATGGCTGTATCCTTTCGGTTAAAAACGATAAAGAAAAGATTTCAAGCGGTGACAAGCTTCGTGAGGGAACACGGCTTACAGCAACCGTGACGCTTGACCCGACCTTTATTCTCAAGGGCTGGTACATCGGCGGCGAGCTGCTTTCCGAAACAAACAAAAACGAAATAACATTTACTGTAGACAGCGATATACTCCTTACTGTTATTGTGACAGATGTAAAGGGTGATACAGGCGACCAAGGCGACCAAGGCGACAAGGGTGATACTGGCGCTACAGGTGTAGGCGTTAAGTCGGTAACTATCGACGAGGACGGAAATCTTATTATCACACTGACCGATGACACCGTGCATAATGCAGGCAAGGTAACAGGAGATAAAGGTGAACAGGGCAATCAAGGCGATAAGGGTGACAAAGGCGACAAGGGAGATACAGGCATAGGCGTTAAGTCGGTAGCGATAGATGATGACGGAAACCTCATAATCACTCTGACTGACGACACTGTGCATAATGCAGGCAAGGTAAACGCAAGCAACGGTGAAAACGGTAGAAACGGTGCTGACGGAGTCGGCATTGAGAATGCTGTTGTTGACGAAAACGGCAACCTTATCATTACACTGTCAGACGGTACTGTACACAACCTCGGCAAAGTCACCGGAGAAAAAGGTGACGCAGGAAAGGACGGTCAAGACGGTTCAAACGGCAACGGAATACAATCGGCTGAAATTGATGCCGACGGCAATCTGATTATCACGTTTACCGATGGCGTTGTTACCAATCTCGGTAAAATCGTCGGCACTGACGGCAAGAACGGTACGGACGGAAAAGACGGTAAGGACGGTGCTGACGGTAAAGACGGCATCGGAATCAAGGGTTGCCGTATTGACGATGACGGCAACCTGATACTGACGCTGACCGACAACACAACGCTGGACGCGGGCAATATTTCCGCGATCAGCGACAGCGTTAATGTTTCCAAGCCGCTTGCCACTGCGGCAGTATCCGTTGCAGGCACATCACTGCTCTGGAATGTCGTGAGCGTTGCAATCAGTATCATAAGAAAGAAAAAATTGGTCTGAGCGTAATTGAGGCTTCCGGTGAAGCAGCATATCGTGTACGATAAGAAAATATGAAGGAACACCGCCGCACAGAGAGTAGCTTCTCTATGCGGCGGTGTTTACTGTTTGATTTTATTGAGATGGCATTGATTTTTAGTAGAGCGATCGTTTTATTGCCTCACTTTAACCTTAGTACCATTGTAGAATGCAAAGGTTATCTCGCTGTTCCTGTGGACGATTGCTTTCTCTACCATCACAGTCCATAAGGTGTCGTTCCACTCGCTCAATACGGTCGGTTGTTTTTTCAGGGTTCGTATGTAAAGTGCCATCGCCTTATCTTTTTGACTGCGGAGAGTACGGAGGTTTTGCAGGCGTTCCAGTTCCGCTGCAGCTGTTTCGTACCGTTTAGTAAGTGCTTCATACTTTTTCAAGTACGCTTCCTGCGATTGTGCGGTGACTGCATTATCCTTAACTGCAGCCTTGACAAGTTCGGCAACAATCTGCGTTTCCTCAAGGTGACGCTCAATATCGGCGTCTAGTGACTTGAAATCGGTCAGCTTTTTGCGCATCAGTTCGCAGTCCTCGATGATTTGTTTTCTATTTCCCATCATCTGGTTATAGGCTTTTATGAAGAGCTGCTGTACGGTTTCCGTATCCACAGTTGGCGTCAGACAACGTTCACCGCCTTTGAATTTATTATTGCACTGCCAAACGGTGCGACGGTAGCGGTCGGTGGAATGCCAGACCTTTGAGCCGAAGAACCCTCCGCAGTCCTCACAGACTAGCTTTGCCGAGAAAATGCTCTTCCCGCTGTAAGCATTGCCGAGGGCTTTTCGTCTGGCAAACTCTGCTTGGACGTGATCCCATTCATAAGGTTCAACAATGGCGGGGTGGCTGCCCTCAACATAATACTGCGGAACTTCGCCTGCATTTGGCTTTGTTTTCTTTTGCAGAAAATCTACCGTAAAAGACTTTTGAAGAAGCGCATCACCCTTGTATTTTTCGTTTGTCAGAATACTGGTAACTGTGGTCTTGCTCCACTTTTCCTTACCGCTTGGTGACGGAATACTCAAATCCTCAAGATACCTGCAAATTCCTGCCTGGGTTTTGCCGTCAAGAAATAATCTGTAAATCAATCTGACAACGGCGGCTTCTTCCTCAATAATGGCAGGGCGTCCGTCCTCACCCTTTTTATAACCGAGGAAATGCTTATATGCTAGATGAATCTTGCCGTCAGCGAAACTCTTGCGCTGACCCCAAGTAATGTTTTCGGAAATACTGCGGCTTTCTTCCTGCGCCAGTGAGGACATAATGGTTATGAGCAGTTCACCCTTGCTGTCGAAGGTGTAAATACCCTCCTTTTCAAAATAACACTCAACGCCTTTTTCTTTCAGCTTTCGGATAGTTACAAGGCTGTCAACCGTGTTTCGTGCAAATCTGCTGACCGACTTTGTAACAATAAGGTCAATTTTACCTGCCAATGCGTCCGCTATCATCTCCTTGAAACCTTCGCGGCGCTTGGTATTTGTGCCGGAAATTCCTTCATCGGTATAGACCCTTACGAAATCCCACTCCGGCTTTGACTGAATGTATCGGGTGTAGTAGTCCACCTGCGCTTCATAGCTTGTGAACTGCTCATCACTGTCAGTTGAAACTCTAGCATATCCGGCAACCCGCCTTTTCTGCACGGCTGCCTTTGGCAGATGCGTCAAGGGATTTACGGTTGCCGGTATCATCGTAACTTTAGGCATTATGCTTGCTCCTCTCTAATGTTTTCTGACGGGCGGCTTTTTTCATCTCGTCCGTCCAACTTTGACTGCGTGAGCGGTCTTTCCAAATTCGTGTAATTTCAGAACCGTCATTGAAACAGAAAATCAGAGTATTATCATTGCAGACACGAATATGCTGAATTCGGTCGCAAAGCCACTCGTGCGTAAAATCATTCTGACCCAGGACATTAGCAGTGACTTGCTGTAGGGTAAACTCCGGTATCTGCTTAGACGCACAAGCCGCTTTACCAAGTGAATTGTATGTTCCGCACACCCAGACCGCTCCCGTTTTTGTGATCTTTCGGCGATAGTTTTTGCCGCAGTTATCGCACACCATAAGGCTTGAAAAGGGATATGTTTTCTTTGGCACAGACTTCTTGTTAAACCGAGCCGCCCGCCTTGACTTTTCCTCTTGAACAGCTTGAAAAGTTTTTTCGTCAACAATGGCTTCGTGGCTTTCTTCAGCAAGATACTTCGGAAGTTCGCCGTTATTGAAGATTTTCCGTTTAGTGATATGGTTTTCACGGAATGTCTTTTGCAGCAAAAGATTACCCGTATAGGTGTGATTGCTGAGTATTCGTGAAACTGCGGACTGATTCCATTTACCGCCAAACCGTGACGGAACACCCTCCTCATTCAAGCGTTTTGCAATAAGCTGGTAGCCGCTGCCCGAAAGGTATTCATTATAAATACGGCGGACGATTTCGGCTTCCCTCGGAACAATAACATAATGCTCGTTTTCCATACGATACCCCATTAAAGTCCTATCCCAGGGAATACCGGATTCAAAACTACGCTTGATTCGCCACTTCTGATTTTCGCTTGCCGAGCGGCTTTCTTCCTGTGCGTATGAAGCAAGAATCGTCATCATCAATTCTCCGTCACCGCTAATTGTGTGAATATTCTGCTCCTCAAAATAAATATCCACCCCCAGAGCTTTGAACTCACGAACTGTCTGTAGCAAAGTGACTGTGTTTCGTGCAAAGCGGGAGATGGATTTTGTAATCACCATATCAATTTTACCGGCACGGCAGTCTGCGACCAAATTCTGAAAACCTGCTCTTGAATCCTTGGTGCCTGTCTTGGCTTCGTCGGAATATACACCCGTATAGAGCCAGTCACCGTGGTTTTGAATGAGGTCGCTGTAATAGCTGACCTGTGCTGAGAGCGAATGGAGCATAGCGTCCTTACCGCTCGACACACGAGCATAGGCGGCTACTCTCTTTTTTCTTTCCAGCTTTGGCGGTTTTGATACGATGGTTATTTTTCCTGACATAACGTCACCTCCTTATAGTGTGACATATTACCTCTAAAGCCATCATATATCAAGTCCATTCCGCAATATAAACTACACGAAGATATACCGTATTTTTCGTTCATAATTGTATCAATATCGGCGTAATCTTCCGGGGTTATAATCCCCATCGACAGCATTCGTTTTGCCTGGAGCATGGAAGCAAGGTAGCTTTCCAACCGATTTCTGTAATTGTCACTCATCAGAAGTATGCCCCTTTCTGAAACGGTCTGTTATGTAGCAGGCATGAGAACAGTATTTTCTGTGATTGTTTCCGTAAGCTGTGAAATGACGTCCGCAGCAGGCACAGGTATATTCATAATTTGCTTTTCGGTTGACGCAATCCCTGTGTTCATTCCACCATGTATTTCGACAGGAATCGGAGCAGAACTTTTTCGGTTTCTGCTTAGCAATGTTTTTTATCAGCTTTCCGCACTGTTTACAGGCCACGGCATTCTTTGATTTGTCACCCAGACCGTTGCGGCGGCAGAATGAGCGCACCGTATTATCTGATATGTCGAGTGCTTTTCCTATTTTAATATAACCGACGCCTTGTAAGCGCATTGTTCGTATTTGTTCTTTTTGCTGATTTGTCATTGAGCTTTCCTCCAATCCTAGGGATTACCTCAATATCTACTGGAGAAAAAATAGTCATCCGGTCCGAAAAAAATAATGCCCACCAAGGAAATCAATCCAAGGTGGGCATTATCACTGTAGTTGTTAAGTTTTATCTGAGCATTTCATTTACACGTTTCTGCACCTCCGAATAATCATACCCGGCTTCAGTCAACTTTTCCTTTCGTTCGGCTCCATTCCCCCACAGACCCGCAATAACCTCAACTGCAATCTCATCGGTAGTTTTCCTGTATAGCTTTTCATTGACTCTTTTCTGAATCGCATTGTAGTCGTATCCGGCGGCAGTAAGCAATCTTTCACGCTCCGCACCGTTATCCCACTTGCCGGCAATAACTTCATCGGCAAGTTCATCAACGGTTTTCTTTTCGTGAGCGGATTTTGCATAATCGAAAAAGCATATATCCCCGTCAACATCGTATCCGTCTATTCTGTCAAGTCCCCACTGCCACATAGTCTGACCGTAGCTGTACTTTGACGGACAATTGGGGCTGTTAGTCCAGTGGGCAAGCCAGATGTCGTACTTGCCGATGATCCTGTTCTTGTCGTAATAGTTCTCCATAAAAGACGGATTTGCATATATTCCGGGCTTTAATCCCGCCTGCCTTATCTTTTCACAGAAAGCAATAGCCATCTTTGTGCGTGTGTCCGTATTCAGACCACTGATCTGCTTTTTCTCTTCCATGTCGAAGAATACGGGATATGTCGGAGATAAGTTCTTGATTACCTCAATGCACTTTTCGGCTTCTGCCTGTGCCTGCTCGATACTCATAGCATAGCTGTACCAGTAAAATCCGTAGTCAATGCCGTATTTCTTGCAGTCCACCACGAACTTATCCATAGTAACATCTTTCTTCGTGGAAAAGCCTGCACGGATAATCGCAAACTTCACACCCACCTGTTTCAGCGCAGGAAAGCTGATGCCCTCCTGGCAGTAGCTTAAATCAACGCCTTTAATCTTCATCATCGTCCTCCTTTTCCGAGCGCTTATGCAGCTGCTCAAGCACATCTTTCAGCTTCTTCGGAACGGGCAAACCCAGGTGCGCAGCGTTCTCAAGCAGTGAAATACCCTCGTTCGACAGATAGAAGAATATCACCGCAGTGCGCAGAACAGAACCTGCGCCAATAACCCGTGTGTCAAGAATATGCCCGCCGCCGACCAGAGCGAAGATAAGCACCTTTCTGCATATTCCCTTGAACCCGACTGCGCTTGACAGCTTCTTGTCCGATATAGCGCACATCACTCCGGTTATGTAGTCGATCACCACAAAGGCAATAAGCGCAAAAAGCAAACCGTCGCTCCCTCCGAGGAACCAGCCGAGCCACCCGCCGACCGCCGTAAAAATAAGCTGAATTGTGTTCCAGAATTCTCTCATAATAAACCCTCCAATCATTCGTCAACGATGTCGTAAGTTATTTTCATGACCTGCCCGTCCAGTTTTCGCACCGGCTCTGACAGGTTGTTTATTGTGGTAAGACACAGCTTGCATATTCCAAGTGCAAAACCGAAGAAATGCTGACTGTTGCTTGAATACGGATAGTATGGCAGAATATACAGAGGCAGATTAAGTCCGTCCGTCTTGATGAGGTTTGCATACGAATACAGGTAGCTGTTTCCGTATGTCGGAGCGGAGAATCGCATTCTGTATCTGCCGTAATCCTCGCCGCTTTTGATTATCTCAAGGGCAAGCAGTGAATAGGAAATGTTGCAGCTATCGCAAATCACAAGCGGAGTATTCGTCTTTTCGTCAACATAAAATCCCCAGAAGCTCGCCGCCGTCATATTAGAGAGTGTTCCGTCAGCGACATACTGCCATGTTTTGCCCGTGGATTTGCCGTCCTTTGTGAATATGCGCAGCTGCCCGAAGTTGTTTGTTCCTGTCGCTTCTTTCCCGTCTATCAGCGGATATTTAGTAATGACGAAGTACTTATCGTCCCACTCAAACGCGCTCAGCGCATTGCAGTAATCGCCGTTTACACCCGCGCCGTAAAACCATCTGTACTGCGATGAAGAATTGCTGATTCTCTCATACTTAAATCCCACGCCGTACATTTGGAGCAACGTGTCGGTTTCGATGGTTTTCTTCGAAACCTGCGAGTAGTCGGACAGACTGTAAATATAGTGATGGATATGGCAGCGTGAGGTCGCAACAATATGTATTTTATCGCCTATAACATACGGAAAATATGCAAGCCACTGGGGCGCGTCCTCCCAATTCTGCCGCAGCTTTTCTTTTTCCTCCTGCGGTACATAGTCCGCATTTGTAGTGTTACAGTCATAAAAATAGCCGCCGTGATGATAGCTGTTGTCGTACATGGAATCCGGAATACGCTCTGCCGCCGGGAACAGCTCTATGACTTTCTTCACGCTTATAATGCCGCAGAACGGCTTTTACGCGCTTACGCTTATCGACATGGGGTCGAACATAACGACCTCATAAATGCCCCCGTCATGGATATGCTTTCCGAGAAGCCGCACATTTCCGTTTGACAGCCTGCCCATGTAAAACCACTTGAAAACCCCGCAATTGAACTGCGAATCCGGAATATACCGTCCGACAATAGTGTGATATGCCTGCTTGAACGAGTCCAGAGAACCGCTGTTAAGGTCAGTTCCTCCGCAGGACAGATTCCAGTAGGAATGGTGCATTCCGTTTGTGCCGCCGTCCTTGGTGGTAAGGCAGATACAGCTTATCTCGCCGTTCGCCTTGTCCGAAGCGAAGTCCCACACATGGCGGTAGCCCTTGCCGTTCTCAATGCGGCCGCTTTCGTTAGCGTTGTAAGTGCCGATGCTTGTGTCCACGTTCGTGTTGGCGATTCCTGCGTGACCTATTTCCTCGTTCGTCCACGGGAGAATCATATTATTGCCGTCCTCGGGGATTTTGTCACGGCAGACTATAACTCCACGAAAAGCAGTATCGGCAATGTTTCCCGCAAAATCACGCAGCATATTAAAGCTGCGGTCGTTGTCGGAATCCATGCCGATTTCAATGTAATCGGGCGGGTTGAGAATCGTGTCAACAGCGTTGGTTATCATGTTTTCCTCATGCAGTTCACGGACTACCTCGCCTGTCTTTTCATCAAAAAGCTGAATGCTCGCACGTCCTTTTATCATGTTTCTTCCTCCTCAAATGGTACATAAATAAACGATGTCTGGAAGCTGCCGCACGGCGCATTGTTCAGCACATCAGTCAGATTACCGACATCTCCGTCATACAGCAGCGTAATGCTCTGAATGCTGTCTTTCATTGCGGAACTGCCGAACGCAAGCCAAATCGTACTGCCGAAATCGCCGATACCGAAGTCAGCGGAAATCGGCTGTAAGCGCACAGTTTCGTGTTCGGTAGTGACTATCATTGTGAATGCCGTTGTTTCAATGCGCTCTGCCTTGACGGGATTTCGCAGTTCAAGATATAGCTTTCTGTTCGATACGTTCACCACAGTGATTGGCGGCGGTGTGATTATCTTCGGGCTCCATGCGTCAGGGAATATTGCTCTGATGGTGGGTTCAAGCGTTTTTCTGTCCCTCTCACGTTTAGTGAAAACGGGCATAGTTTCGCTGAACTTGAATTTGTGCGACTTGAGTATCTCAAACAGCAGAGTATCCGAAGTACGAACAAGCGACTTTTTGACGATTCGGCGCATAGTAAACCGAACCTCGTCCTCGCGGGCTTCAATGTAACCGTCCCATGGTGTATCTCCTGCAAGGTAAGCGCCCATCACATAGCCCCAGGTCTGCATTTTCGGGAATTTGCCCTCTGTGCCATCGGACGAAACCACGCTGAGCGACATAGTATTTTGACCGACCTCCGATGTGAACGGATAGGTGTAAGTCTTGGTGTGTGGACCCTCGCTGAAATACTCCTCATACTGCATGACTTCGTTTTCGTTCTTTTTCAGAATGAACGCAAGAGTTCCTGCGGCTGAAATCACGAATTTCACGGTCGAACAGAATGCCGCATAAGTCGCTTGGATTGCATTGTAAGTAATGCGAAACAGCCGCTGTGACTTCTCCGTAATCGTAATATTCACGCTGTTTGTGGCGGTTTTCAGTTCCGCAGTGGATTCGCCCACGTCTTTGCGTATCTCGTTCGTTTTCTGCTCCATCTGATAGAGATTGTCCGAAATGCTCGGTCTGTAATCTCCGACCTCGATGGAAATTTCACGGCGATTGTACGGGTTGAAACTCATGGCAATTATGCGTGTGTTCACGTTGAGGTCAAACGGGTGGAACACAATATGCACGTTATCGCCGACCGAAAAATTGACGTTCTTGTACAGCGTCAGACCGTAGTTTGTAGTTCCCGAACGGCTGTCGGTTTCCATTGTCAAATCGGAAACGTTCCGACCGTCCATAATGCCGATATAGTCCTGCGAACCTCTGTGAGAACGTATATTTATTTCCGCTCCGTTGTACTCAATTTCTCCTCCGCATAAAGCGATAAGCTGCATTAAGGCGGCTCTGCGGGTACATTCTCGATTGATTTTCAGCTTTATCGGAACGGTCGGGTCGCAGATTCCTGCGGTCAACGAAGTGCCTTGCAACAAAGAAATAAGGCACTCACCCGGAGCGCCCTCGAAGTCAAATTCATTCAGCTTGTATTCATCGTTGTTAAGTTCGTAGGACTTGTGCTCACACTCCACGGTGCAAATCGCAATGCCATTTGAGAGCGATTTCGACACTTTCACTACATTGAAAAGGTAGTTCAGCGTGTCACTTTTCAGCTGTACCTCAAGACCTGTGAATATCTCCGAAGCCATCGAGGATATCACGGAAAACTGAAATGTACATTCGCCGTTAAGGCTGTCGGTAAGCGATGCGGAAATCACCCGGGTAAACACACCACGCACATTGCCGTTTTCGGTCACGATTATCTCAACCATCACACAGCCCCCGCATTCCTTACCGTCACCTTGTTTTGATTCCACTGTATTCGGGATATTACCTTAGTCAGCGGAACTCCGTCAATACTCAGCGGAATTGTTAGATCAAACGCCTGCGTCTGCACTCCGTTGAAGCCCGAAACCGTGCCGTTCATGTCCAGGTCGAAATCTGACGGGATAGCGTTCTGCATACTCTTTGAAACGTCCTTCATTTCATCGCCGAAGCCCTCGCCAAGACCCTCCGCCATAAAGCCGCCGAGGTTCGCAAACAATTTTGACGGCGAGTGTATTCCGAAGAAGTCCTTGATTCCGTCAACAATACCGCCGAAAAATCCGCTTATCTGATTCCAGAGCCAAGCGCCCGCGTCAGAAATGCCTTGCCACAAGCCTTTCAGCAGGTTGCCACCGACCTCCGCCATCTTGCCAAAGTAGCTGCCGAATGCGTCAACAATGCCGGTTATGATTTGCGGAATTGCCTTGACTATCTCCACGATGATGGTCGGGAGATTTTCAATCAGCGCAATAAACAGCTGAACGCCCGCCGCAACGAGCTGCGGAATCGCTCCGATAACGGCGTCGATAACGCTTGAAATTATCTGCGGAATAGCCGCAACAATGGTCGTGATGATTGTCGGCAGATTCTGCACAAGCGCGATGAGCAGTTTTATTCCTGCTTCGATGATAAGCGGAATAGCGGAAATCACCGCCTTGATTATACCGTCAATTATCTGCGGAATTACCTCCACGATTGCCGCAATGATATCCGGCAGAGCGTCACAAGCGCCGTCAACAGCTGTATTCCCGCTTCGATTATCTGCGGTATTGCGCCGATGAGAAAGTCCACAATTCCTGTGATTATCTGCGGCAAGGCTTCAATAAGAACTGGCAGTGCGTCAAGAATGCCCTGTGCAAGTCCGGTTATAAGCTGCAAAGCTGCGTCCAAGATAAGCGGCAGATTGTCCACGAGCGTTTTCACTATCTCCACGACAACTGCGACTATCTGCGGAACAAGCTGCGGAATCGTGTCCGCAATGCCCTTGATAAGCGACAGCAGAATATCCGCTCCGGCTGACACGATTTGCGGCAGCAGTCCCACCAGAGCCGAAATAATCTCGGTCACGATTCTGGCAATGGTCGGAGTGAGTTCCGAGATAGCCGACAGAAGTCCGTCCGCAAGCGCCTTGATGATACCAGGAGCGCTTTCTAGGACCGCTCCCGCAATGGAGGTGATGAGTTCAACAAACTGCGGAATCAGCGTTCGGATAGTGTCGATAACTGATGTAACGCCGCTTTTCAGTTCGTCCGCCGCTTGCTCGTTGCCTGCGAGGAGGTCGGCAAGACCGTCTGTGATCTGCGTTATTCCCGGCAGGAGTTCTCCCACCATGCGGTTCTTCAGACCGCCTGCCGTGTGCGACAGCTTGGTAAGGCTGTCCTCAAAAGCAGCGGACGCAGCTACGGCTTCGTTGCTCATAACCATGCCGTAATCCTCGGCTTCCTGCTTCAGACGCTCGGTTTCCTCTGCGCTTGTGTTCAGGACTGCCGCCATGTCCACAGCGGATTTTCCGAGGAGGTCGTTTGCGGCGGCGGTGCGCTCTGCGCCTGCTTCCATGCCTTGCAGAGCTGTGATTACCATGCTCAGCTGTTCGTCCTGGGATTTACCGTTCAGTTCCTCAATGGAAAGTCCGACAGCGGACAGCTTTTCGGCTGCTGAATCCGAGCCGCCCGCCGCGTCCGTAATGACGGTGGACAGCTTTTTCATGCCCGTCTGGAGGTTATTTACATCAGCACCGCAGCGCTCGAACACATAGCCCCACTTCTGATAGCTTTCGGCGCTTATGCCGATTTTCTGCGAGGTCTTGTCAATCTGATCGCCAGCCGAGCCGACATCGTTCGCCATGTCCCACAGCTTTTTTCCTGCGGCAACACAGGCTGTTCCTACTGCGGCTGCAGCGGCACCCAGAGCCGCGCCGATTTTCTTTGCGGTATCCCCGAGTTTGCTCAGTTTCCCGTCAGCGTCCTCGCTGGTATCTGCGGCTTTCTTGACGGAGTTGGAGAAATCCTTTGCTTCATCTCCGGCTTCGTCAAGGCCTTTGTCAGCCTTTTCAAGGGCGGTGTTGTTGGAACTAAGTTCACGCTCCATGCCGTTGAGAGCCGCCTGTGCGTTGTTCAGCTGTATCTGCCAGCTTTGTGTGCGGCGGTCGTTCTCTCCAAAGGACTCGGCGGCATTTTCGAGGGCGGAACGGAGGGTTTCGATTTTCTGTTTTTGTGCGTCGATTTCCTTGTTCAGAACCTCGCTGCGGGCGGTTAGGGCTTCGGCGGATTTATCGTTTTTATCGAACTGAGAATCCACAAGCTTCATTTCGGAGCCGAGGACCTTGAACGAGTTGTTTATATCGGCGAGGGATTTCTTGAACTCCTTTTCGCCCTCAAGACCTATTTTCAAGCCGAAATTCTCTGACATTCTGTTTCACCTCCTTGGCAATGGGCATAAAAAAAGAGCCTTGCGGCTCGGGGGTATTTGGAAAAGGAGCAGCCGAGTGGTTGCTCCTTTATTGTGTTAAAGTGCTCGATAAATTGGAATTTGACGCTCTATTAATGCTATTAAACCCAATCAATAGCATTCTTTACAAGTTTGACAAATGGTTCACAGGTCA